TGGTTATTCGCGACCACAGTATTTTTTTAGCGACTGGCTATATATATTTAGGTAATTGTTTACTTATGGCAACGCAAAGAGATGTAGCAGAACATTTAGACTTATCAACAAAAAGTATCTCTGAATTAATAACAAAAGGCGTATTACCATCAAAAAAAGGGCGATCACCTCTAAATATTGATGTTTGCAGACATAGTTATATCAGTTATTTGCGAAAATTAGCTGGTTATCACAAAAAAAGTGGTTCAGGTGATATTGCAGAAGAAAAAACAAGACTTACCAAAGCACAAGCTGATAAAGCAGAGCTAGAAGTGTCAGAATTAGAGGGAAAACTAATACCAGCACCATTAGTACAAGATACATGGACTGATTTTGTTGCTAATGTACGAGCAAAGCTACTTGGTATACCATCAAGACTTGCACATCAAATGATTGCAACTGAAAACTATGCAGAAGCAGAAAAATTACTAAAAGACTGCATCTATGATGCACTAAATGAATTAGCAGACAATGGAATACCTACAGAATATGCAGATCGTGTTGAAAAACACGAATCAAACATTTAAACCACCACCTGATTTAAAGCTATCAGAATGGTCAGATCGTTACAGGAAGTTATCACCTGAATCTTCTGCTGAAGCTGGTCAATGGAATACCAGTAGAGCAGAGTATCAAAGAGAAATAATGGACACTTTCAATGATCCACATATTGAAAGGATAGTTGTTATGACTTCATCACAAGTTGGTAAGACTGAAATAATACTAAATGCAATAGGTTATTACATAGATCAAGATGCTTCACCTATTCTGATTGTGCAACCAACGCTTCAGATGGGACAAGCATTTAGTAAAGATAGGTTGTCAGCTATGATTAGAGATAGTGAAAAGTTAAGAGGTTGTGTAAAAGATGCAAGAAGTAGAGATGCCAACAATACTACTATGCACAAAAAGTTTGCAGGTGGTCATTTAACTATTGTTGGCTCTAATTCAGCTTCAGGTTTAGCATCAAGACCGATTAGAATTTTGTTAATGGATGAAGTTGATCGTTATGAACTTTCTGCTGGTTCTGAAGGTTCACCTATTGCATTAGCAGTAGCAAGGACTAAAACATTTTGGAATAGAAAAATATTTATGTGTTCTACTCCTACAGTTAAAGGTTTATCTGCAATAGAAGCAGCTTTTGAAGAATCAGATAAACGCTACTATTATGTACCTTGTCCTGAATGCGAACATAAGCAAGTATTAAAATGGAAGAATGTTGTTTGGGAAGAGGATCAACCTGAAACAGCAACTTATGCTTGTGAAGAGTGTGGATCAGTAATAGAAGAATCAAAAAAACAATGGATGCTAAAACATGGTGAATGGAGAGCTACAAATAAATCTAGCAATACAGCAGGTTTTCACATATCAGAACTTTATTCAGTTTGGAGTACATGGTCGCAAATGGCTACCAACTTTCTTGAAGCTAAGAAGAATCCTGAAACATTAAAAACATTTATCAATACTGCTTTAGGCGAATCTTGGGAAGAACAAGGTGATGCAGTAGAGTATGACACTTTATTACAAAGAAGATTAAATTACGATAAGACTAATGTTCCTGAAGATGTATTAGTTATAACAGCAGGTATTGATACACAAAAAGATAGGTTGGAATGTCAGCTTGTAGGTTGGGGTAAAAATTATGAAGCGTGGGTAATTGATTATCGTATATTTTGGGGTGATCCAAATGCTATAAATGTATGGCAAGAATTAGATACTTACTTAAAAAAAAGATACAAAACTGAATCTAATAGAGTTATGCCTATATCTTGTGCTTGTTTGGATTCAGGTGGACATCATACAAACTCTGTTTACAATTTTACAAAACCACGACAAGCTAGAAGAATATTTGCAATCAAAGGTTTATCACAAGCTGGTAAACCAATAGTCAATAGACCAACATTTGTAGGTAAGAATAAAGCTGTACTTTATGGTGTTGGTACTGATACTGCAAAAGAAGCAATATTTGCAAGACTTTCTACTGATCCTGAATCAACTACTTTACATTTTTGTAATGATCTTGATGAAGAGTATTTTAAGCAACTAACAGCAGAAAAAAGAGTAACTAAATGGGTTAGAGGTAAAAAGTCATTAGTTTGGAAGCAAATAAGACCAAGAAATGAAGCATTAGATACTTTGGTCTATAACTTTGCAGCTATTTACATACTAAATCCTAATTATGATGTAATCGAACAAAAGATATTAGTACAAAACAACAATCAACAACAAAAAACAAAACAAAAACAAAGAAAAGGTATAAATAGACAAAATTTTGCTACATCTTGGAAATAGCAACTATTTAACTTTTAAATATTGACAATATAGTATTGAACCTTAGTGTTAGTAGTAGATTAATCTATAAAAAGAGAGGTTTATACTTGTCTAACGCATTTGATAGAGCAAACTACACTACTAAAGAACCTAGTTCTCTTGTCCTTGGAGATTTTTGGGCGTGGAGAAGAGATGATCTTGCAAGTGATTATCCTGTAGGTGAATACGCATTAACTTATGAATTTCATGAAGATTCAGGTGGTGGTGGTACAGCTAAATTTACATTAACAGCAACAGAAGCAGATAGCACATATTTTATCGAAGCTGCATCATCAAGCACTACCAGCTATGATGTTGGAGATTATATATGGGAAGCATACATAACTAAATCATCTGATTCTAATAGAATTATGGTTGATTCAGGAAGAACTACCATTACACAAAATTTAGCTAATACAAGTGCTGATTTAAGAAGTCATGCAAAGAAAGTTTTAGATGCAATAGAAGCTGTTATTGAAAATAGAGCTTCAATGGATCAATCTTCAATGTCTATAGCTGGTAGGTCTTTATCAAGAATGTCTATAGATGAATTATTGACTTTTAGAGATAGGTATAAATCTGAATATCTAAAAGAAATAAAACTTGCAAGAATTAGAAATAAACAAGGTTCAGGTAATACTATCAAAGTAAATTTTGGATCATCAACAACTAGAAATGTAACAGATTTATCATAATGGCTTGGTATAACAATATATTTGGAAACAATAAAAAACCCAAAAGACAATTTAAAAGAAGCTATACAGGTGCAAATACAGGTAGATTATTTGCAGATTTTATAACTAGCTCTACTTCTGCTGACGCTGAAATAAAAGATAACATAAGGCTACTAAGAGATAGAAGCCGAGATTTAGCAAGAAACGATCCATTTATTGCAAGGTATCTAAACCTGATGGTATCTAATGTGATCGGAAAAGCAGGGATAAGAGTTAGCTCCAAAGCTAGAAATGACGACCAATCATTAGATATTGGAGCTAACCTCCTCATTGAAAGAGCTTGGAGAGAATGGTCGCAACTAGGTAACTGTACTGTAAATGAAAGACTTACATTTATAGATTGTCAAAAAATATTTATAGAAACTCTTTGTAGAGATGGTGAAGTATTAGTAAGAAAAGTAAAAGACACAAACTCACCTTTTGGATTTAGGATTGCATTTTTGGAAGCAGATCATTTAGACGAAAACAAAAACAGCACAAAACTAGCTAATGGCAATAGTATTAAAATGGGTGTTGAAATGGATAAGAATGGTAAACCAGTAGCTTATCATTTATTTAAAAAACATCCATACGACAATACATATCCAAAACCAGCACAAGAATATATAAGAGTACCAGCAGAAGAAATTATACATGCTTACTTACCACAAAGAGCAGAACAAACTAGAGGTGTTTCTTTTATTGCACCTATTATAGCTAATATGAAAATGCTTAATGGATATTATGAAGCAGAGATTGTAGCAGCTAGAGTTGGTGCATCTAAAATGGGTTTCATTACAACTCCAAATGGTGATGATTATGTTGGTGATGGCGAACCTGAAGATACATTTAATCCTACAATGAATGCACAAGCAGGAGTGTTTGAGCAATTACCAGCAGGTACAAGTTTTGAAACATTTGATCCTAACCATCCAACATCTGCTTTTGAAGCATTTACAACTAGCGTATTAAGAAGTATCGCTAGTGGTTTAAACATTTCATATCATGCTTTATCCAACGATCTTACTTCAGTCAATTACTCTTCAATCCGTCAAGGTGCATTAGAGGATAGGAGTATGTATCAGGTATATCAACAATTTGTTATAGATCATTTTATAAATCCTATATTTAAGTCATGGTTAGAAATGGCAATATCTACAGGTTACATAAATTTACCAATAGGTAAGTTTGATAAATTTGCAAGATCAATAAATTACATTCCAAGAAGTTTTGCTTGGATTGATCCTTTAAAAGAAATGCAATCAAATATATTAGGTTTACAAAATGGTACTGTTACATATTCAGATATAAGTATGGCGTATGGTAGAGATACAGAAGAACTATTTGAACAACATCAAAAAGAAATAGAATTAGCAAAACAATATGGTATTGAATTAGCTTATCAACCATTTGGTACTAAGTTACCAGTTGAAGCAAATATATTAGGTGGAGATGATGGCGACTAATTTTCCAACGCAAGGTGATGATAAAAAAATATCATTAAGAAACTCACAATATCCACAATTTGATTATGATTTTATTGCTGGTGTAAAAGAGAATGATAACGATATATATAAAGCTGGTGGTAACATAAGAGGTAATGAAGCATTTAATCTATGGACAAAAGCAAGAGCAGGTGAAGAAACTGCTGGTGTTATAAAATGGATTAAAGAGAGAGAAGCGTGGGCTGCAAGACATTTTGGTGATGGTTCTCAATTTAAGTCAGGAGATAAACCAGCTAGACCATCTAATATTGCAGGAGTTATAGCACAAATGAAGTGGGGAGTAATAGGTAATTTAGGAGAACAAAGAATGAAGGAAGTTGTATTAGAAGCTATAAAGTATAGAGAAGGTAAAGAATCAGGATCAGCAAGTCAGGCTCAACAGGATAGAAATATGGAAACAAGACAAGAAACAATAGAATATGAAGTAATAATTAAAAAGGGTGAGAATAAATATGGTGAAGGTAATAAGTTTTATTTAGATGGTGAACTATCACCAAGTCTAGTAATGCTACAAGGCAATACATATAAATTTGATATTTCTGATTCTTCTAACAAAACTCATGCTCTAAGATTTTCAACAACTGAAGATGGTACTCATAATGAAGGTAGTGCATATCAAACTGGTGTAACTATAAATGGTAAAGCAGGTGAGGAAGGTGCATCTATAAGTATTGAGATACAAGAAGATACTCCTGATCTATATTATTATTGCGTAAATCATTCAGGTATGGGTGGCAAAATTGATGTAAGACAAGTAGAAGATACTGAAGAGAGAGCAGTATCAGAAGCAGTAGAAAAAGGTTTAAAAGAAAAAGTAGAAAAACATAATGAAGAGGTTGGTAATACAGCTTCAAAAAGAACAACATACAGAACACTTCTTGCAGTCTTTGAAAGAGGTATTGGTGCTTATAAAACCAATCCAGCTTCAGTAAGACCAAATGTAAGCTCACCTGAACAATGGGCATATGCAAGAGTTAATAGCTTTCTATTCGCTTTGCGTAATGGAAGGTTTCAAGGTGGGAAGCACGATACTGATCTGCTTCCTGAATCACATCCTTTATCATCAAAAGAGGAAAAAGCTATGAAAGATAAAGAAGATAGACATATCCTCAATATCAGCGAACAAGACAACAAAGTAGTTGTTGAGTTTGCAAAACAGAATGAGGATAGAGAAATGGTTGAAGAAGAAGATAAGGAAATGGAATCAGCTAGACCTTATCACTATGACGAAGATGAAGATAAAGATAGAAAAGTTGTTAGTATTAAAACTAGCTACAGAACTATTGATTTATCTAGGTCTGAATTTATAGATGAAGAGAAAAGGTTGGTACGAGTTGGCGTATCTTCTGAAGAACCAGTTGAACGCAGTTTTGGAATGGAAGTTCTAGGACATGCACCTGAAGATATAAACATGGAGTTTATGCAATCAGGAAGATCACCTTTATTGTTAGATCATGATATGACTAAGCAAATTGGTGTTGTAGAAGAATTTAAACTAGATCAGACAGCTAAAAGGACAATAGCTGTAGTCAGATTTGGAAAATCTGCTCTTGCTGAAGAAGTTTTTAGAGATGTGGTCGATGGTATAAGAATGAATATATCAGTTGGCTACAGAGTAGATAAGATGGAACGATACAATAAAGATGATGAAACTTATTATCGTGCTAGTTGGACTCCTATGGAGATTAGCTCTGTAAGTGTACCAGCAGATCAAAGCAGACTTGTTGGAGTTGGTCGTTCTAAAGATAAACAAACTTTAAATACACATAAGGTAAAAATAATGGAAAACGAAAAACAAGAAATAAATCTTGATGAAGTTAGAACTCAAAGTGTGGAAGAAGCAAGAAAAGAATTTCAAAAAAATTCAAAAGAAATTATTGATCTTGGCGTAAGACACAATAAAAGAGATTTAGCTAATCAAGCTATTAAAGAAGGTATTTCTGTAGAAGAATTTAGAGGACAACTATTAGAAAATATTTCTAATGATGTTCCTTTAGAAACTCCAACAGAAATTGGTTTAACTGAAAAAGAAACTAAAAGATTTAGTTTGATGAGAGCAATAAATGCTATGGCTAATCCTACAGATAGAAAAGCCCAAGAAGCTGCAAAATTTGAATTTGAATGTTCAGAAGCAGCACAAAGAGCTTATGGGACTACAGCACAAGGCGTAATGCTTCCTGACGAAGTTTTAAGAAACTGGAATCAGAGAGATTTAAATGCTTCAGATGATTCAAATCTTATAGGACAAGATTATAGAGCAGGTGATTTCATAGATGTTCTAAGAAATAACTCTGCTGTAATGCCTATGGCAACTATGCTTAATGGACTAAGTGGCGATGTAAAAATCCCTAAGAAAACTGCTGCTTCAAGTGCTGCATTTATTAGTTCAGAGGGTGGTGCTAGTGGCGAATCTGAATTTACAGTAGGTTCTGTAACTATGTCTCCAAAAACATTAGGAGCTCATACAGATGTTACTAGACAATTAATGATTCAATCATCTATTGATGTTGAAAACTTAATTAGAAATGATTTAGCACAAGCTATGGCTATTGCGATTGATGATGCTGCTCTTGAAGGAAGTGGCTCTTCAGGTAATCCTACGGGGATAACCAACACGAGTGGTATCAACTCGGTATCACTTTCAAGTGCTGCTGCACCAACATTTGCTGAAATGGTTTCAATGGAAACTGCTGTAAGAGTTGATAACGCATTACTTGGTGATCTTGCTTACATAGTACATCCTACTAACTATGGAACATTAAAAACTACAGAAAAAGCAACAAATACAGCACAATTTATAGCTGTTAATGATGAAGTGAATGGCTACAAAGTTGTAGTTTCACCTCAAATTACTGCAAATAATTATGTATTTGGAAACTTTAATGACTTGCTTGTTGGTATGTTTGGTGGATTAGACATTGTTGTTGATCCATTCTCAAACTCAACTTCAGGTACAGTTAGAATTGTAGCTCTACAGTCAGTTGATGTAGCTGTTAGACATGCTGTATCATTCTGTGCTGCTAGTTAATGACACTTAGTACAAACAAAATGGGTGGATTAATTTCCGCCCATTCTTCAAAGGGAGAGAAAATGAAATATTTAATTTTACAAAACACAATAGCTAACAAACAAAAAGTAAATGCAGGTGATGTAGTAGAACTTTCAGTTGATGAAGGAAGATCACTTATAGGTTATGGCAAAGCTGAAGAATATAAAGGCAAACCAAAAAAAGAAACAAATAGAAGTGTTGGCTTAAAAAAATCAGAAACAAAAGTAAAGAAAAGAGCTAAGTAATTATGCCTATTGAAAGTGCTAGAGATTTTGATTCTTTTGTTGACTCGACTACAGGTCATGGTGTAACTGGCACTTATTTTCAATCAGGCAAACTTTTTGATTCTTTTCCGTTAATTGATACTTTAGGTTTAATTGATGATGGTTCTTCAGTAATTATTAATTTAATAATAGACCAAGAATATATAAATATTGAAGGTGGGACTATTCCAGTTGAGGGTTTTCAACCAACTGCTATTATAAAATCAAATTCAGTAGATAGCATTGTACAAGATGATAAGATAGTTGTTGATGCTATAACTACAAACAAAGGAAATACACTTACAGCAGAAACTACTTTTTTTATTAAAACTGTAGAGCCTGATAATACTGGTTTTGTTTCTCTTAAACTGGAACAAGCATAATGTCCCAATTTAGAATTGAAACAGAAGAGGATATGTCCTCTTATTTAGATACAACTTTTGGTCATGGTGTAACAGCAGTATTTAATAATGGTGGTACTTCTTCAAATATAAATATAATAATTAACAATGAATATGTTGAGCAGCTAGATGGAACAGGTGTAGAAGCACTAAAACCAGTTGCTTATTGTAGAAGTGTTGATGTTCCTAATATAAGTTTTGGTAATACTTTAAATGTATCTGCTATAAAAGATGTTGATGGTAACACTTTGAAAGCTGCTCAAAATTATACAGTTGTTAATGTTCAATCAGATCGTACAGGTTTTTCTGTAATTATGTTGGAAGAAATATAATGGCAAATCATATAAGACAACAAATTAGAGAAAGGGTTGGTACTGTTTTAACTGGTTTGACAACTACTGGTAATAATGTGTTTGAAACAAGGGTATATCCTTTAGAAAATACTAACTTACCAGCATTAGTGATTTATACAAAAGATGAAACTTCAGAGCCTTTAGTAATTAGTACAGATAGGGTTATGAGTAGAGAGTTAGAATTAATTGTTGAGATATATGTAAAACAAACAAGTAATTTTGATGATGAAGTTGATAAAATATGTAAAGAAGTTGAGATAGCTATTAGTGCTGATACAACAATAAATGGACTTGCTAAAGACTGTTTTTTACAATCAACGAGTATAGAATATAATACAGAGGGAGAGAAGCCATTAACATTTGCTTCTCTTACATTTTTAACTAACTACTATGTCAACGAGACTAGACCTGATATAGCAGTTTAACGAGGTACAATTATGAAAATGATTAGTCCAAATGGCAAAAGTTCTATAGATGCTCACCCTGATAGTGTTGAGTATTTAAAGAGTAAGGGTTGGAAAGAAGAAGCAATCCCATCAAAAGATAAATCTAAATCTTCTTCTAAAACTAAAAACGAGGAATAATTATGGCAACACATCTTGGAAAAGAAGGAACTGTACAAGTTGGCTCAAATAGTATAGCTGAAATTAGAGGTTTTAGTATAGATGAAACTATTGATACTGTTGAAGATACTTCAATGGGCGATGCTTCAAAATCATACTTAGCTTCTATAAAAGACTTTAGTGGATCAGTTGATGTACTTTATGACGAAACTGATACTAATGGTCAAACAGCATTATCCATAGGAGCATCTGTAACATTGAACTTTGCACCTGAAGGTACAGCTAGTGGCGATGTAAAGCTAACTGGTACTGCTATAGTAACTGGTAAATCTATAACATCATCATTTGATGGTTTAGTAGAATCTACTATTACTGTTCAAGGTACTGGTGGTTTAACAACAACTACTTATTAATCATGAAAGCTATTGAGAGAGCTAAAACGCATTTTGCAGAGCAAGATGTAAAGGTGATAAAAGTGCCTGAATGGGGTGAAGAAGATAAACCTTTAGAGATTTACAGTAAGCCATTAACGCTAAGTGAAACTTCTAAACTTTATAAAATGAGTAAGAATGATGATCTTACGATGATGGCTTATGTACTTATCTATAAAGCACTTGATGAAAATGGAGATAAATTATTTACATTAGATGATAAAGGTTCTTTATTAAACAATGTAGATCAAGAAGTATTAGTAAGAGTAGCAACTCAAATTATGGGACAAGAACCTATTGAGGAAACTAAAAAAAACTAATAGAGGATGTTAATTTATATACGCAATATGCACTAGCAGAAAAACTAGGCAAGACTTTAGAAGAGTTGCAAAAAATTAGCATCCAAGAATATCAAGGTTGGATAGCATACTTTGAATTATTAGAAGAAAGGCAAAGGAATGGCAAATAAAAAAATAAAGTTTGAATTAACTGCTGTAAATAAAACTAAAGCTGCTTTTGACAAAGTTAAAGGTGGTTTAAGTGGTATATCTAATGCTAGTAAAGTAGCTGTTAAGGGTATAGCTGGTTTAGGAATAGCAATAGGTGGTTTAGCTACTGCAATAGCATTAGTTGTTAAAAATTCTTTTGATTTTATTGATGCTATTGGTAAAACTGCTACTAGAACAGGTATTGCAACAAATACAATACAAGCATTTCACTTAGCAGCAAGAGAATCAGGTACAAATATAGAAGGTGCAAATAAAGCATTAGAAAAGTTTGCTAGAAGTGTTGGTGATGCACAAAGAGGTCTTAAAACACAACAAGATATATTTAAAGCAATAAATGTTGAGCTAGTTGATGCTGCTGGTAATTATAGAAGTACAGATGAAATCTTAGCAGATACAGCTAGTGGTATTGCAAATCTTGGATCACAAACAGAAAAAACAACTGCATTAGCAAATTTATTCGGAAGGCAAGGTATTTTACTAAATAATGCTATAGAAGATTTAAATGCAAGAGGTTTAGATGGATTTATAAAAAGAGCAGAAGATTTAGGTATTGTATTATCAGAAAAGGTTATTAGAAGAACAGAACAGTTTAATGATTCAGTTGGAGTTCTTGGTATGCAAATTAGAGCAATCAAAGATAATATTACAACTGCTTTTTTACCAGTATTTGAAAAAATGCAAGAAAAAATTGCAAATGTATTTAAAAGAATCAAAGAAGATGCAGATGGTTTTGATAAATTAGGTATGAATATAGCTAACTCAATTATAGAAGGAGTTGCAGCAGCAATTACAGCATTAGGTGAATTTCAATTAGTATTAGCAAATTTAGCAGCTAACATAGACATTATATTACCCAATATGACACTTTCATTTGTAAAATTTGCTAATTCAATAAGAGATATGATTCCAATGAGTAATCTATTTGCAACAGCAATAGAACTTGGAATAATTAAAAAACAAGCTGAATTACAGTTAGAGCTTAATAATAGTGTAAAAGCAAATACAGAGTTCAGAGATAAAATGATTCTTGTTGCACAAGAATTGCTTGGATTAAAAATAACTCTTGATGATATTACTGATTCATATAGTAAATACAACGAAAAAACAAAAGAACAAGCTAATGCTATGTTTGATACTATGAACCCATTAACAGCATTTAAAAATAATTTAGCAGATGTGGGTAAAACATTAGATCAAATAGCAGTAAATTCAATGAAAAAGTTTGAAGATAGCATAGTAACTGGATTACAAACAGGTAAACTTGCATTTAAAGATTTTGCAACTTTTGTCGTTGAACAACTTATTAGAGTTGCAATACAACAATTAATTATAGCAAGATTAATTGATCCATTTAGAAGTATGTTATCAGGTGGCAAATTAGGTGCGTTAAGAGAATTTAACAGTCTAACGGATGGTGATACTTTGTTTAATGGCGATGGTGGTGGTTTTACAGGTATGGGTGTAAGAGCAGGTGGTATAGATGGTAAAGGTGGTTTTCCAGCTATATTGCATCCAAGAGAAACAGTTATAGATCATACCAAGGCACAAGGTATGGGTGCTACAGTTAACTTTAATATCTCTACTGTAGATGCAGCAGGATTCGATCAACTGTTAGCTTCAAGAAAAGGTTTGATAACAACTATTATTAATAATGCTATGAACAATCAAGGTAAGATGGGTATTGTCTAATGTCAGGTGCTTTTCCAACAAATCCATTATTTAGAGCCTTAAACTTTCAAGACAATAGACCTACTCTAACAAATCAAACACTTTCAGGTAAAAAACAAGTAAGACAAATAGGATCACAATACTTTTCATTTACAGCATCTATGCCACCTATGCAACAAGAGAAAGCTATGGAAGTATTTGCTTTTTTACAAAAACAAAAAGGTTCTTTTGAAAATTTTACAATACAAGCACCTTTAGATAATTTAGGTGCATCAAAAGGTGAAACAGATATATTAGTTGCAGGTTCACATGTTGTATCAGATGCTTCTATTGCTTTAGATGGATTTAGTCCAAATACTACAGGTGCATTAAAAGCTGGTGATCTTATTAAGTTTGCAAATCATACTAAAGTTTATATGGTACAAAGTGATATTGATTCAGATGGATCAGGTGCATTAACTGTATTAATATCACCAAATCTTGTAACAACTCTAGCTGATAATGAAGCTGTTACTGTAAATAAACCTAGTTTTACTGTATATCTGCAAAGTGATGAAATTATGTATTCAACAGATGCAAGTGGTTTATATACTATTTCATTTGATGTTAGAGAGGTTATAACCTAATGCCAAGAAGTTTATCAACTGCTTTACAAAATCAAGTATCAGCTTCAGCTACTAAAACAGCTTTTCTAGTAGAGCTTGATTTATCATCAACAGTCAGATTGACAGATTATTACACTAATGTTGTTTTTGATTCTAATACTTATGAAGCAGGTGGTTCTTTTCTTACTGTAGATGCAACTGCTGAAACAGGACAATTACAAGTAGATGAAGTAAATATAGCTTTTTCTAATATAACAGATCAGGTTAGATCACTAGTACAATCAGGTGCATTTACAGATAAAGAGGTTGAAATACACTTAGCTTATTTTGATACAAACGAAAGTATTGTAGGAGCTATAAATTATTTTACTGGTAATATTAGAAATGTATCTATAAAAGAAAATATAGATGATTCTACTCTAACTCTTGTTGTTGCTTCACATTGGTCAAATTGGAATTTAACGAAAGGTAGGCATTTTTCAGATGAATCACAACAAGCATTTAGTAGTGGTGATAAAGGTATGGAGTTCGCTACACAAGTCAAAGAAGATGTTAGGTGGGGTGCTTAGTGGGTTTACTTAGTGGTATTAAATGGTTTGTTGCAGCAGTAAAAGCATCCAAGGCTTTTAAGGCTATAAAAATAATTGGTGCTATTGTAACGCTTACTGTTGGCGTGAAGGGTTTTATGATGGCAAGGCAAATGTTGGCAAAAGGTCAGGATATACTTGCAAATAAAACATCTGCTGGTGGCAAAATTCCAATCATATATGGTACTAGAAGAGTTGGTACACAAATTATCTATATGGACACAAGTGCAAATGATTCAAGAGACTTATATGTTGTTTATGCTTTAGCTGTAGGTGAATGTGAAGAAATTATTGGAAGATCGATAGAGCTTGATGGCAATCCATTGACTGATTCTGCTAGATTTAGAAATGGTGGTTATATAGGTACAGATAAAATAAGTTCAGGCAATGGTTCATTAAATTCAGTTTCACAAAATGGTACTAATAGTTTGAATCTTGCAGGTGGTACTTTTGGGACAAGTCCTACTGCTAAATATAGATATGTTATGAATCTACATCATGGAGCAGCTACGCAAACTGCTGATCCTATGCTTGTTGCTTCTATGCCAAACTGGACTTCAGCACATAAGTTAAATGGCGTTTGTTATATAGCTGCTCATTATGGTTTTGATAAAGAGGGTATGTGGTCAGGAGTACCACAATTAACAGTACAAGTTAAAGGCAAAAAAGTTTTTGATCCTAGGGATGCTTCTCAAACATTTGGAAATGTATCAACCTATAAATGGTCTGATAATCCAGCTTTATGTTTTTTAGATTACATAACAAATGATGAATATGGTAAAGGTTTACCTATTGCTAAAGTAAATACATCAACATTTACTACTGCTGCAAATACTGCTGATACTTTAGTTGATCCCCCATTTCATAATGGCTCATCACAATCAATAACATGGAGTGGTGCTAATGGTAATGACTTTATTAGTGTCTTAGGTGCTAACGCTAATAGAGATTGGTTTCAAAATAAAATCGGAGAGCATATAACTCTAGTTAATTCTTCAGGTTCTACAATCTTAAATGATGTTAATATCAAAGATGTTAGAAGAGATGAATTTTATGATGCTAGTGAAGTTTACAATGTTTTTGTAGATGAAACATTAGATGCAGATTATTCTTCTAATACAGGTACATATTTACTAAAGGTAAAAAGATTTCATTGTAATGGTGTAATAGATGCTAATAAAAATGTTATGGACAATGCAAAAGAATTACTTGCTAATATGCGAGGTATTTTTTTATATGTTGATGGTAAATATGAGCTAGAGATTGAAGATACAGGTTCTTCAACATTTTCAATAACAGACGATCATGTTATAGCAGAAGCAGGTATTGCAGTTGATTATGGAAATAAGGATCAAAGAGCTAATAAAGTAATAGTTGAATTTTTTAATGCTAATAAAAAATATGAATTAGATACAGCAACAGTTTTACATTCAGCTACAACAGATGCTAGTGATTTTACTTCAGATGATGGTGGTGAAGAATTAGAAGTAAAAGCAGAGTTTCCTCTTATAACTGATCCATATATTGCTCATAATATGGGTAAAGCAATTCTTACAAGAAGCAGAAATCAAACTACTATACAGTTTTTAGGTACTCCTGAAATGTATAAACTTAATGTTGGAGATATTGTAGATTTTACTTATGCTGGTTTAGGATTTAGTAGTAAGGTGTGTAGAGTTGAAGCATTAGAGCTTCAGTCAGATGGTTTGGTATCTGTAAGTCTTATTGAATATTTTGATGTATATACTTGGGAAGTACCAGCACAAGAACCATTAGAAGAACTAGCAAATTTACCATCTGCTTTCGCAGTAAAAGCACCTACAGGTTTATCATTTACTGATACTGACTCTAGCTCTACAGGTCGACCTTTTTTAAGTTGGAATGAGCCAACAGATTTTCCTGATTATCAGTATAGAGTAAATGTTGTAGATTCTTCAGGTAATCAAGTCGTAAACAAAATTGTTGATGTAACGAATTGTGATTTAATATTTGTTCCTAAAGATACAAACTATGTAGCAAGTGTAAGCTCTTTAAATGTTTTAGGTTCAGAATCTTCACCAGCTACACTTACATTTACTATTGGTCAAGAACCAGTAGTTACAGGGGATGTAAGAGATGCAGCTATTATTACCGATAAAATAAATGATGGTGCAATAACAACAGTTAAAATAGGCGATGCACAAATAACAAATGCAAAAATTAATGATTTAAGTGCTGAAAAAATAAATGCTGGTACTATAGCTACAGCAAGACTAAATGTTTCAGATATTATCAGTACAGGTAATATTATCGTACAAAATGATAACATTTCTGATCTTACTAATAATTCAGGTTTTGTAGATGCTTCAGGAGCAGCTTCAGCAGCACCAGTTCAATCAGTTGCAGGTGGTACAGGAGCAGTATCAGCATCAACAATAATCTCTGCAGGTAATATAGTAGTACAAGGTGACAACATTTCTGATCTTACTAATGATTCTTCTTTTATTAATGGCGGTCAAGTTAATTCGAATGTTACAGCTATTAGTGGTGGTGCTATAACGACTGGTACTGTAGCAGCAGCTAGAATAGATGTATCAGGTGTAATTAGTGCTGGTGGCATAATTGTAAGTTCAAATCTTACAGATGGATCAACCTCTATATCAGGAAGTAATATAGATACTGGTACAATTAATGCAAACAGATTGCAGATTGATGATGTTACTATTGATACAGATGGTAGTGGTAATTTAATAATTAAATCAGGTGGAGTAGGTACAACACAAATAGCAGATGATGCTGTTACAGATGCAAAGGTATCTAATTTAAGTGCTAACAGTATAACTACTGATACTTTAGATTCTGCAAGAATTAATGTTGATACTTTAGATGTAAAACACTTTGCAAATGTTTCAGCAGATATAGTTTCACATACAGGATCAACAGTTCCTTTATCAGTTTTTGGAAGTGCTTTTCAAAGAGCTTCTACAGACTTTAAACAGCAAACACAAACTACAGGTAATTTTTTACCATTATCAGTTAGTAATGTTAGAAACAACGCAAAGTATCAAGCTATATTTACAGGTGTTCTTGGTGATAATACAGGTATATTTGTAGAATATTCTGTTGATGGTGGCACTACTTTTATACAAGCAGCAGGTGGTATTCAAGATATAGACATGGATGCAGGAACATTTAGAACTTATGTTTTTGTTTATAGTGGCGATATAACAGGATTAGGATCAAGTGCGACAACTGTAAACTGGCGTGTTAGATTTGTAACAAAACATAGAAGCACATATTTAAGTTTATATGTTTTTATAGATAATACACAATGATGAAATATACAGATTACACAATATATAAAACAGCAACAGGTGATATTGTTTCTAATGGAACAACTAATTCTGAACTTAATTTGTTAATACTAAACAATGACGAGTCTGTAATTGAAGGTATTTACAAGATTGATGAATATAAAATCATAAACAATGAACCTATAGAACAGATTGTTGATTTTTGGATTAATGTAAGAAACGCAAGAAATAGATTATTACTTGAATGTGATTGGACACAATTAGAAGATGTACCTGAAACATTTAAAATTAAATATAAACAATATAGACAAGAATTAAGAGATTTACCACAAACATACAATCAAGCAGATAAAATTGATGATGTAATATTTCCATCAATACCTGAATGATTTAATATATACAAGAGGATTAGAATATGGCTCAACACGATTACAACATAGCTAACCAAACAGGTGCAAACTTTAGAGCAGACTTAAACAATGCTTTAAATGCTATTGCAACTAATAATAGTGGAGATAACGAACCATCAACTACATTTGCTTATGAGTGGTGGATTGACACTACAAACGATGTGCTTAAATTAAGAAACACAAGTAACAATGCTTGGATAACAATGCCATTTAGCATTAATGCTGATAATACTGTAGATATAAATGCTGGTACTGTTAATGGTATAACATCATTTAGTTTTAGTTCAGGATCAACAGTAACAGCAATACTAGATGAAGATAATTTAAGCAGCAACTCTGCAACTGCATTAGCAACTCAACAATCAATAAAGGCGTATGTTGATAGTCAGGTAACAGCACAAGACCTAGATATATCAGATGGTTCTTCTACTATTGCTATTGATCTTGATTCAGAAACTTTATCACTATTAGGTGGTACAGGTGTTACATCAACAGCTTCAGGTAATGGTGTTACTTTTGCAATAGGACAACCTGTAGGCACTTCAGATAATGTAGTATTTAATCAAGTAACAGCTTCATTAGTTGGTAATGCTTCTACTGCAACTGCTCTAGCTACAGCTAGAACAATATCAGGAGTATCTTTTGATGGAACTGCAAACATAACTTTAGATACAGATGATATAGGTGAAGGTTCTAGTAATCTATATTTTACAAATGCTAGAGTTGACTCTAGGTTTGATACAAGACTTGCAACTAAAACAACAGATAATTTAACTGAAGGATCAAGTAATAAATACTTTACAAATGAAAGGGTAGACGATCAAGTAAATGCTTTACTAACAGCAGGTGCAAATATAAGTCTTACTTATGATGATGCTGCTGGGACACTTACAATAGCTAATACAAATAGTGCTGATATAACTTCAGTTGTAGCAGGAGATGGTTTAACAGGTGGTGGAACTTCAGGCGATGTTACATTAGCTGTAGGTGTAGATGATTCCTCTATAGAAATTAATTCAGATGCACTAAGAGTAAAAGCTAGTGGTGTAACAAATGCTATGTTAGCTGGTTCTATTGCAAATGCTAAATTAGCTAATTCAAGTGTAACTGTAAATTCACAAGCAATATCATTAGGTGGATCACATACATTTGATACAGATGATATTGGTGAGGGTAGCTCAAATCTTTACTATACAGATACAAGAACTAACTCTGCTATAGATGCTAGAGTAACTAACACATTTATAAATAATTTATCAGGTGTTGTAGCAGATACATCAACAGCTTTAGCTAATGCAAGATCAATAGCAATAGCTGGTGATGTTGTAGGTTCAGCTTCTTTTGATGGTTCTTCTGATATATCTATATCAGCAACTATACAAGCTAATTCAGTTGCATTAGGAACTGATACAACAGGTAACTATGTACAATCTATAACTGGTACTGCTAACAAAATTTCTGTATCAGGATCAGGTAGCGAGTCAGCAGATGTAACACTAACTTTGCCTTCAGATGTGCAAATAGCAAATGATTTAACTGTAGCTGGTGATTTAACAGTAAATGGTGATCTTACCTATTTAGATACAACTAATTTAAAAATAGAAGATAACTTATTTGAATTAAATGCAAATCTAACTGGTTCACCAGTAAATGATTCAGGTATGTTAATCAATAGAGGTAATCAAAATAATGCAATATTTATGTGGGATGAATCTTCTGATAAGTTTGCAATAGGATTAACAACAGCAGATGGAACTACAACAGGTAATATAACTTTAGCTTCTACAAGCACATTAGTTGCAAATCTTGAAGGTAATGTTACAGGTACAGTTTCATCTATAAGCAATCATTCAACTTCTGATCTTAGTGAGGGCACAAACCTTTATTACACGGATGCTAGATTTGATACAAGACTTGGTACAAAGACTACAGATAATCTAACTGAAGGTTCTAACAACCTTTATATGACTACTGAAAGGGTGCAAGACATAGTTGGTGGTATGGTTACAGGTAATACTGAAACAGGTATTACAGTAACTTATGATGATTCAGATGGTACTTTGGATTTTGTAGTTGGTACTCTTAATCAAGATACAACAGGTAATGCAGCAACAGCTACTACAGCAGGAACAGTTACAACAGCAGCACAACCTAATATTACAAGTCTTGGAACTCTTACAACACTTACAGTAGATGATATAACTATAAATGGTTCTACTATTTCTGATAGTGGTGATTTAACTTTTGATTTAGGTGGCAACTTACTAGTAGATGTAGATGGTGGAATTGTTAGATATTATGATGATGGAACTGAATTTGCTCAATTCAAATCTAATTCTCAAGATGTACAAATTATAAGTATTGTTCAAGATAAAGATATTATTTTTAGAGGTAATGATGGTGGTTCGTTTTTTAATGCCCTTACTCTTGATATGTCAGATGCAGGGACAGCTATATTTAATAACAAAGTTGGAATTGGAACTGATAGTCCAAGTTATCCACTTACTATTCATAGTACAGGAGATGGAATTAAATTTGAAGTTAGTGATACAGTAGATGCTAATTATAGAATACAAGTAAGCGGTAATGACATTCTTACTGGTTCTTCTACAGCTAGTGATTTAATTTTTCAAACTGGCAATACAGAAAGGATGCGTCTTGATTCTTCAGGAAACTTGTTGGTGGGTAAGACTGCTTTAGATAATTCTACTGTTGGTATTCGTATGAACTCTACAGGCGATGCTTCTTTTGTTTCAGATGGTAATAGACCATTAGTTTTAAATAGAAAAACATCCGATGGAGATATAGCATTATTTTTAAAAGACGGCACTACAGTTGGAAGTATTGGTACTGCTAGTAGTATTATGTATATTGGTACTGGTGATGTTGGTATAAGAACCAACGCCATTAGTGATACCATAGAGCCTTTTAATACTTCTAATACCAATGTTAGAGATGCACTAATTGATTTAGGTTCTTCAGGAGCAAGATTCAAAGACCTCTACCTTTCAGGAACAGCAAGAACAAACCAACTTAGACTTCAAGATAGTGGTTCTACATCTTCAGGACTTTTTCATGAAAAAGATGTAACAGGTTCAGGAACATCAACGAATTTATCAGTTTTTGCAGAATCAGGTAAAGAAATTAACTTTATGACCAATGGTAGTGTCACTAAAGCTATGACTATTGATAGTTCAGGCAACGTTGGAATTGGAACTGATAGTCCAACTCAAATGCTAACTTTATCTAATGGTACTTTTCAAATTAATGGTAGCTCTTCTTTTTCTAGCAATGTAGAAATAGGCAGAGTTGGTGGTGATAACAACATGGCATTTGCGACTGGTGGCACAGAAAGACTTAGAATAGACACTTCAGGCAACGTTGGAATTGGAACGACTAGTCCAGTAACTTCACTATCTTTAGGAAGTGGCTCTACTGGAATGTCATTTAAGTCAAGTAATACATCTTTTAATAGTGGAAAAATTGCAGTTATAAAACAATCTGAGGTTGGTTCAGGAAATGGACATTTAATTTTTGAAACTTATGAAGGTGGTTCAGGTGGTGGAGAAAAACTTAGAATAACTAATGCAGGAAATGTTGGAATTGGAACTAGTAGTCCTTCTTCTTATTATTCAGGTGCAGATAATTTAGTTGTACATCAATCAAGTGGTGAAGCAGGTATGACTATTGCTACAGCAAATAATACAACAGGTGCTTTATATTTTGCAGATGGTACAACTGGTTCACAAGCCTATCAAGGTGGTATAGCTTACTCGCATGGAGCTGAAATTTTAAATTTAGTTTCAGGTGGAGCAACTAAAGTGACTATTGATAGTTCAGGCAAGGTTGGAATTGGAGAAACTTCGCCATCTAAATTATTACATATAACTAGCAATACTAACTATGAAGGTATGCTTATTAAAGGTGCTGGTCATAAACAATTAACAATAGAAAGTACACAAAGTTCTAAGCAATCTCTGGTAACTTTTACAACTGCTAGTCAAAATATGAGTATTGGTTTAGAAACTGATGATTCGTTTATATTTCATAGTGGAACTGCTAGTGCAGAAAGAATTCGTATTACAAGTAAAGGTAATTTGCAGTTAGCTTTGGGAAGTCCATTACAAGCAACTGCAGATGGTAGAGCAACAAATGTATCAGTTGGTGAAAGTTTTGTAACAATTTTAGATTTTTCAACAGTAGGTGGAACTAATGCTGGTAGAGGTTTTTATTTGGTAACAGTAGTAAGAGAAGGTGCGAGTGTTGGTACATCTATAACATTACAAGTAGGTGTATCATCAAGTGGTCTTGTAGTTATTTATGACACTATACAAGCTAATGGTTTCTCAGCACAAGCATCAAATGCACAGATACAAGTCAAACATTTATCTGCAGGTTCTGTAACCTGTCACGCTACAGCAATACCAATGTCAATAACAGGTACAGATTAAAAATAGGAGAAATTTATGGCAGTAACAATACAAGAAGCACAAGCAGTACAATC